ACCATTGACTGTAAAAATTCAGCATTAATTACTGCAGAAGTTTTGTTTACAGACATTGTTAATTCAAATAGTCTTTCTGCAGGATTTCCAACATTGCCCCACTCGTAAACGTGATGAAGCATTCCTGGATGAGATCTTGCAAGACCATCAAGATACAGGTAAAAAACATCAACTGACTCTTCGCCAACTTTTCTATTTAAAATATCTTGGTTTCTTTTTAGTTCTGAAGCAAAAGCACCTGTATATTCTACAGAGTTTTTAAGCATCTTGATAACTTTATCCCCTTTAATTCTAGCTGTTATCATTCTGGTATATCCCACTTTTGATTTGCTGAACGGGTTAAGAATACTCTATACATTCCAATGTTATGGAACATGTCAAAGCTTGGAATAATTGTTTTAACTTCATACTTTGTTTTTACTGTTTCAGCTTTTGTTTTAAGATTTTCAGTATTAATCCAAACTGGATCACCATTTGGATCTCTCATATTTGTTACTGCTGTAGCAGTTATTGGATAATATTTTTCAGAGGAGCTTTTTCTTATATCTTCATTTGTTCTAAAGAATAGGGAAGAGTTGTAATCAAAAAATTTATCTTTTACTTTAAGTTCTGCATCTAATACTCCAGAGGTTGCAGTGACTGCAGAACAATTAACAGTTCTATCAAACTGCCAAGTTCTTGTCATGTTTCCATACTCCGATTGAGTTTCTACTGCATAATATATATCTGCAGTCATTGGGTAAAGAATGTTATCAAATGAGGAATTAAAAAGCATTTATAACACCCCAATACGGATATTATTCTTATACTTTGTTAGGATTCTGTCAACCACAAGGTTTCCAGTTGATGCATTAAAGTTCTTTGCAAATTTAATTTTAAAGTCATCATTATCAAATGATTCAATATACTTATTTAGATACTTCATATTATCACTTGAAATGTCAGAAACTAAAAGCTCTGTTGCTTCCTTGATGTCTTGAGGAATTACTTTCCATCCAAAATCTGCATCAACCAGGTATTCAAATCCATCTGCAAAATCAACATCTAGGTATCTATCTCTCCATACTCTATTGTAATTAACTCTATTAGTTTCAGTCTGCGTTAGCACAACGGATGTTTTATCTTTTGAAATTTCAAACTCTTGATCATTTACTGCTGCTGTTGCATCATAAACAAGTTCTAGATTTTCATATAACTTATGAAGCTTATGAATCTTTTCATCAATAACAAGATAGTCAGATCCCATTCCAACTACTTCTTTTTCTTTTCTTACAAATTTAAATCCACCAAATGTTTCAGAGTCTATAATATATCTTGCAATTCTTTCCATCTCTTTTACCTGTGTAACGGTCTTTCCTAAGGCAGTTGCAACAGAAGAAATATCACAGTATGGTCTTAAAACATCTATATTAGTAACAATTACTTCGTCATCATATATGTCATATACTGTTGCTTCTAAATTACCATCATAAGAGATATACTTGCTATTTAATACAAAGGAAATCCCTCCAGTAGCATTTGCTGTTGCACTTGCTGAAAACACTTCATCTGTCAAAAGGTCTGAATAGTCAATCGTATATTGACCATTTGGAACAAGGTCTGTAAATGAAGCTACTGGAGTACTTCCATTAATTCTTAAAATTTCCATTATTTAGCACCGAAAACTTCGGCTACCTCCTCTGGAGATGCGACTCTAATTCTTGGGAACTTACTAACCCATATGTCAGCATCTTTTTTACTTACAACATTATAGCCTTTATTAAGTCTGCCAAGACTTGTTTCATAAACGCTTGCATTTTCTACAAACAAACAGATTAAATCTTTTTTAACTTTTTCCATAATGCATCTATCTTATTATATCATTCATAAATAGATGAAGGGGAGACAAATTAATGCCTCCCCTCCAAAAATAGAGTAAAATTACTCTGACATGAATGCTACTGCATCAGTTTCTTCAACTGCTACACCAAAGCGTAGGAATACGGTATATTCTACTGTATCCTTCTTTGGCTTGAACTCACGATGTACTGTTACGTCTCTCTGGAAGCCCCAGATGCGGTTTTCTGGGAATGTAAGTGATACATAACCAGCTGGCATCAAAGGAACTTCAACCAATGGAAGACCTAGAACACGGTACGAGATTGGGCTACCAAGGGTTTGCGGAGCAACACCATCAATAACACGCTCAACGATACGCTCTGAATTCAAGTTACCAGAAGAACCAAGACCATTTACAATTGCTGCAACGGTTTCAGTGTCTGCATAGAACTTCATGTTTGAACGGGAACCACGGTACTTACGAGGCATTGCAAGAACAAGTCCCTGCAAGTCTTCGATATCTGTACCATAAGTTGCTGAATTACCATCGGCTTCGATTGATACGAAACCTTCAAGGATGTTCAGGAAGTTGTTTGTACCAGCTCCTGTACCATTGATGGCTAGATCTTCAAGATCGTTAGCAAACGCACGGGTCATTGTACGGACCAAGTGATCCTCCAGACCAGCACCTTCGATATTATCTTCAAGAGCTTCACTCGAAACTTCCCAATCAAGACGAATCTTCTTGGTTGTAAGAGTAACCTTTGTGAACTGAACATCAGCATTAGTGTAGGTTGCATCAGCCTGGGCTGCTGCACGAATTACACGCTCTCCAACATTCATTTTTTCAAGTTCAGTTGTGTTAGCTCTCATTGTGACTCTACGACCATCTTGGGCTAGAACCTGCTGTTCAAAGATATACTCAATAAACTGACGTGACTGTTCAGGCTGCAAAATACCGCCATCAGACACTAGATCACCAACTGGGTTAGTATTGTCAAGAATTCCAGCTGCTGGAGTGCTTACTCCACCAATACCACCAGATGCGATAGTACCAGCTGCAGCCGCTTTTTCTAAAATTTCATTATTTTCTGTCATTTTTTATTTCACCTCCAGTTTCTCTTAATGATATAGGTCAGCGGAATTTAGGAAACGTCCACCCCACATAGACCCTTTTCTTATTGTATTGCCCTGAACGATCCCGCCGAGATCGCCAGACTTACGGACAGCGGTATCGTCTTCTAGACCATCCACACGCTTTCCAAACTCTTCAAGACTGCCTCTTACTCCAGCAACTTCTTCTGCTACTGTAGCTTGACCCTTTTTAAGGTCTGCAATCTCTTCATTTAGTGACTTAATTGTTGAAACAAGTTCACTCACTGCCTCTGTTACTGAAACCTTAATTTCGTCAACAGCTTTTACAAGCTCAGCATCAGCTGAATCTGTTTCAGCAACAGACTTCTCAACTTCAACGTCATCGGAAGCTTCTTCTGCTAATTCTTCTGCAGGTGCTTCTTCTGGATCAGCAGACTTAACTACTGTTTCCTCAACAGCGTCAACTGCGTCAACTGACTTTTCTACGGTTTCTTCGGCAGGAGCTTCAGCAACAACTTCTTCAGTTGCAACTTCTTCAACGGTCTCTTCTACTACTGTATTATCTTCTGACACGTTGTTCTCCTCCTCTATATTGTTTTCTACAATTGACGCATTATTGTCAATCGCTGTTTCAGACGTTTCGCCTGAAGTTTGTGGGGTTTCGGAAACATCTTCAGATTTAGCAAGGTCTGTAGAACCAATAAACTTATTTAAAATTGATTTAACTGTCATAGCTTTTTCTGTATCCTTTGTCTCTACAAAACCAATATTTTTCATACTGACTTCACATGATGGGCAACTTGAATCATCAACCTCTGAAAGTCTGACGATACCGTCATTCTCACACCAGTAGACATTTTCAAAGTCTGCTTTTGCAATTATACCATCTATTTGTTCATCATTGTTAACTTTTTGAATTGACACGACATTTGCAAATTGATTTGCTGGATTATCTACCAAAGATAGTTCATGAAGTTCATAATCTTTAACGACTCTGATTGTCTTATCAATATTTTCATCCCAGCTATTTTCTGAATCTTTGATTACTCCGCCAATTGAAAATCCTGAAAGAGTTCCATCAAGAACCTTCTCCCAAGTATCCTGAGCACCCTTAGAAATGTAAGCATCTACATAAACACCGTTATAAAGTTTATCTGTAGTCTTATCAAAGAATTTTTCTTGTCTAAAATTAACAACCTTGCCAACGGCAATAGCCTGATGCATTTCTCTTAGGTTGCCACGGAATGTCTCAAAAGCCTTTATACTTACATCAGTAGGAACAATGTCTGCTTGCTTATCAATGTTATCAAGCGTGGCAAATCCAGAAACGATTCTACGCTCTACATCCACTTTAGCGATTGGCATAGATAACTTGATATCATCGTTATCTGAAGTCCAATAAGCCTTGCTTAAATTAGTCATGTTAATCCTATTATATATGTATTTTTTATATGTTTATAATATTGTTATATTATACTACAGATCTTCCTTCGCCACCAGGATTTCTTCCTGTTGTGGTTGCAGTTGAGTCTGAAGCTTGATCAGTTCTTTGTTGATCTCTTTGTCTTGTACCAGCCATTTGAGCATTTTGCTCTGCACGTTGTTGAGGGGTCATAACTACTGGAGTATCTCCTTGTGGAACTACTGGGAGTCCAAGTCTAGGTCTGATATCATTTGGAACAACAACTTGTGCTCTTAGATATCTTTCATCAATTTGACTTTGAGTATTCTCATCAGTCAAAGTTAATTCATTAAACTTTAATAAAAGAATGTCTGTCTTTTCTTTAATAAGTTTGTTAATTGTTTTTTCTAAATTCTTTTGTGCTGGTCTTGCTACCTGTTCTTTGAACGTTCTATCTGAAACAAGTGCTGATGCAATTGAGCTACCAGGATCTGAACCAACTTTAGAAATTGGAACTTGATGTGCCATAAGGATGTCGTGAACATTTGAAGTTCTATATTTATCAAAGGATCCTTCTTGAATACCATTTTCAACTGGCTCCATTTTAAATTCAACCTTGTTGTCTGGACCATCTCCAGGAAGTGGGATGTAAAGGGTTCTGTGATTTTGTCCACGAAGACCAGACTG